GGGCCGACACTTCGCTCAACCCGTATTGGGACACCAGCACAGCAATCTTCCCGTATTGAAAATCTTTACCGTAATGCTGACCGTATTGCTCGACGCGCTGAAGCAGGCACAAAAACACAAATCGCTAAAAACACCAACACCCGTTTGAATCGTGCAACACAGTCAGCTCAAATGGGGTTAGTTGCAAAGAACCGCCCGAAGAAAAACAACAAGAAAAAATAGGGGGTCCCTTTGGGGACTAAACGTAGCGTTTCACCACAAGACCAAGCCAAGTTTTGGGCTGCCATGCAAGCAGGTAAATCCCAAACCGAAGCCGCCCGCATCGCCGGTATACATGTCAACACCGCAAACAAATGGGTGAAGAAGTTAAACACAGCGAAAGCAAACGCTGAACTAGCCACCCTCCAAGAAAAGAAGATGACCCGTAACCAGGGTGGCCGTCAACGTGATGACTATAACGACTGGATGGAAGCAGTCGAACTACCTGGTGCTATCCCGCATGACCGGTTATGTGAAGAAGCGAAGCGTGGTTTGGAAGATTTCGGGTTTTTCCGTGAATACTATTTAGGTCGTCTCCCGTCTCCTTGGCAGGTCGAAGCAGCCGTAACCTTGGTGGAGCTGGAAGCATCCGAGGAAAAAGAGTTCGTAGTTGTCAACGTCCCGCCTGGTGCTGGTAAGTCCACGTTGATGCATGACTTGGCGGTGTGGGCTATTTGCCGTAACCGTGCTATCCGTATCCTTATTGGGTCGGTGTCTCAGAACATGGCGAAGATGTATTCCCGTCGTATCCGTGAAACGTTAGAGCGTCCGATGCCATTAGAACCCGACCCAGAGTTAATTAAAAAAGGGTTGGCACAAAACGCTAAAGGATGTCTTGCTATTGACTACGGCAGGTTCAAACCCACCGACAAAGGCGCGTTATGGCGAGCAGAAGAATTTGTAGTTGAACAATTAGACGGCAACGGTTTAGACAACAAAGAACCAACCGTCCGTGCATACGGTATCGAAGCAGAATTTATTGGACACCGCGCAGACATGTGCCTCTTTGACGACGTATCCTCCCCAGACAACTCCCGTGAATCAGTTGCACGAGACAAATTGTTGGAGCGTTGGGATGGGGTGGCTGAGGCCCGTGTAGACCCAGGCGGGCTTCTCGCTGTTATCGGCCAACGTCTCGGCGCAGGAGACCTATACGCCCACTGTTTAGCGAAAGTCACCTACGACGACGACATCGACGAAATCTATGACGGGTCAGACATCACCAACCCTGACGACATCGCCGCGATAGAACCCACCAAACACCAAAAATACCGTCACATCATCTACAAAGCGTATTACGAGGAACTGGATGTGGGGACACCAGAGGAACGAAAGAAACTGAAACGCTTTGACGCACCGGCATGGCCTGATGGACCCCTGTTAGACCCTAAACGTCTACCTTGGAAAGACCTTTCTTACACTCGGTACAGCAAACCTGACGTGTTTAAGGTGGTGTATCAGCAGGAAGATTTGGATTCTGACGGGAAACTAATTGACCGCACCTGGATTACCGGCGGAAAAGGCATGGATGGTGTTCTTTATCCTGGGTGTATCGACCAAGACCGTCAACCTGGGTGGATTCCGCAAGGATTATCACAGCCATGCGTCAGTTTCATCGCTATCGACCCGTCCCCCACCATGTTCTGGGCATTAGTTTGGGTCATCTACCAGCCAGAATTAAACCTGTACCACGTTGTTGATGTGGAACGAACCAAGCTCACAGCTGAGGACCTGCTCGGATACAACACTTCCACCGGTGAATACTCTGGGATGCTGGAAGATTGGGTGGACAGGGCATACAACATGGGCTACCCCGTCTCCCATGTCATCGTGGAAATCAACGCAGCGCAACGATTCCTGTTGGCACATGATTTTGTGCGGAGATGGCAAACCATGAACGGCCTCAACATCGTCCCACACACCACCACCCGCAACAAACTGGACGAAAACATGGGTGTAGAGGCGTTACTCCCACCGCTTATCCGCTCTGGTGCGTTACGTCTCCCGACGATGCGTGGCAACTGGAAAACGCTAGCGGTAACAGAGGAGTTAACGTCATGGCATCGTGACAAGAAGAACGGTACCGACCTTGTGATGGCGTTATGGTTCGCTGCGCTTCACGCCCCGAACGTGTCCGGCATCAAAAAACCTCCGCGAATGTGGCGGCCATCCTTCATGCTCAACAGATGATGTATAGTTTTGTCAACCATGTCTATCACCGTTGAAGAAATCCACGCACTATACAAGTCACGGGTCGAAGAACAAGGACCCATCTTGGACCAGATGCGACGTATCCGTGAACACGCCAACGGCGGCGAAGTTATCGCTTTACAAGAAATAGATAGAGCAACCGCATCTAATGTGGCATCGCTCGCAACACAAGCGTTAGACCAAATGTCCACCCGTGTCGCCTCCACCATGCCTTCACCGTTCTTCCCGCCAATGAAAGAAGGACAGGAACGAAGCAATAATTTGGCGCGTGACCGCAAACGAGCCATGCTCGGCATCTGGGACGATAACCGTATGGCGATGAAACTGCGTCGCCGTTCACGACACCTCCTCGCATACTCATCCTCACCTGTTGTCATCAAACCAGATTTCCGTAACCTGACACCACGCTGGAACATCCGCAACCCGCTAGATACTTTCCCTGCACCATCAGACGACCCAGATAACCCTGTACCAGACGACTGCATTTTCACCTACACCAAAACAGCAAAATGGTTGATGGATAACTACGGGTATGCGGTAGCAGGAAAACTTCGTTTTGGACGTATCGGACCAGACACCCGCTACACCATCATTGAGTACATCTCAGCTGATGAGATTGTGATGGCTGTGTTGGGGGCTGAAAAGAAAGAATGGATGTCAGGTCCGGAATTTAACGGCGCAGAAATTGTTGAACTAGAACGAGTCATCAACCGCTGTGGGCGACCACTCGTTGTTATCCCCCAACGTATCACCTTGGATAAACCGCATGGCCAGTTTGATGCGATGCTGTCCACGTATTTCACTCGTGCAAGATTGCAGGCGTTGACAGAAATTGCGATTGAACGCGGTATCTTCCCCGAGCAGTACCTTGTGGCCCGCCCTGGTGAGAACCCTGAAATCATCCAAGTAGCTGACGCACAATCAGGACAGGTCGGTGTTGTTAAAGGTGGCGACTTACAGCAATACCAAATCCAGCCAGGCTACAAAACAGATGTAGCTATTGACCGTCTCGAACGTCAGGAACGTTTAGAGGGTGGCGTACCAGCAGAGTTCGGTGGCGAGTCAGCAACAAACATTCGTACAGGTCGTCGCGGTGACAGCATCATGTCAGCCACCATTGACTTCCGTGTGCAAGAAGCACAAGAAATCTTTGCGAACAGCCTCCTCGAAGAAGATAAAATTGCTATCTCTATTGAGAAAACGTATTGGGGTTCCACCACAAAATCGTTCTACATGTCGTCCCGTACCGGTGGGCAAAAGGATTACACACCGAACAAGTTGTGGGAAACCGACAAACATTTCGTGACGTACTCCTCATCTGGTTCTGATGCGAACGCTTTGGTGGTAGGTATCGGCCAACGTGTCGGTATCGGCACAATGTCGTTAGAGTCTGCCCGTGAAGCAGACCCACTGATTGCAGACCCAGAACTAGAGAAAGACCGTATCGTTGCGGAGGCTATCCAGTCTGCCCTTCTTGCTTCTATCCAGTCGCAAGCGGCTGACCCGAACGGCCCGTACCAGCCAGATGATTTAGCGTTCATCGCTGAACAAGTGTCATCTAACAAGATGTCGTTGGCGCAAGCAATTATGGCTGCACAGAAACGCGCGCAGGAACGACAGGCGACGATGGCTCCAGCGGGTTCACCTGAAACAATGCCTGGGTTGTCACCTGCTGGTGTCGGTATGGAACAACCTGTTGGTGGCCCACCGCAAGGTATCGACGCACTTCTTGGACAACTACAAGGTGGTGAGGCTGGTGCTGCACAGATGCCTGGAACACCTGGCTCGGTTCTTAGTCTTGCATCAAGGTTGGGATAATGGCAGCAAAAAAATACTCTAACCGTTCAGATTTGCAGAACCCTGCAAAGAAGGTGGCCCGTCAAGCAGCGAAAGGTCAACCGTATGGTGAAGCAGGAAAACAACTCGCAGCACAAGAAGTTGTACCGATGGCTGCACCCCCGACTGTGGCTCGCCCCGCATCACCGGCTGTGGCTCCTGGTTCTTT